ACAGGTGTTTATTTAGACAAAGAGGTGAGTTTCGATGAGACAAATTAAGAGACTTTGGACAATGTTTTACATCACGGCATCTTTGATATTTATCGCAACGATCTCTTTCGGTTGCGTGGAAGTCGGTGGTGGTAGCTCATCCTCGGGCGCGGAAGTTTGCTCTGGAACGGAATGTTCAAGCAATCACGATGAGTCGAATAACAGCGTCGACAACTCTACCGATTCCAGTTGATCAACTCACGCAATAAGGGTCGGGCAGGTGAGCAAGAAGTCGCCCGAATCCTTCGTGATGAACTGAATTTGGATATTCAGCGGAACTGGCAAATGCAAGCGGCGGGTGGAATATGCCGAACGGATCTTCTCGGCGTGCCGGGATGGGCGATTGAAGTTAAACGAGCGAAGAAATGGTCAAACGATTGGTGGACGCAATCAAGAAACCAAGCAAGCGCCATAAGCGAGAGGCCGGTTTTGATCTATCGACTGGATTATCGCCCGTGGCGCGTCCGGTGCTTTGCTCGGGATATTGGTTGCGTCCATCATTTTCCTGTTGAGATGGATATCGCTGATTGGTGCGAGGTAGTGCGCGAGGAAATAAGTTGGCGAGCCATCGGCGGTATTGATGCCGACCACTAGATTATTCGTTGAAATTCCACCGGCACCATGTGACTACGACTGCCCGCTTTGGGATATCTGCGGATATTTTGAACTCGCTTGTGAGCAGTTTTCCAGATATGTCTTTTCGGGTTATCCACAGAAACCACCAAAACAAACTGAACCGATTCCGGCAACTCGGGAAATCTACGACAGGATTTATAAGGGGAAAAAGTGAAGATCGAAAACGTCAATATTGATTCTGTTATCCCCTACGCCAATAACCCGAGAAACAACTCGGATGCTGTGGATAAGGTCGCGGCATCTATTCAAGCATTCGGTTGGCAACAACCGATTGTCGTAGATGAAAACATGGTCGTGATCGTCGGCCACACCCGACTGTTAGCGGCGAAAAAACTCGGCTTCGATGAAGTACCGGTACAAGTCGCAGACAAACTGACAGCGGAACAGGCCAAAGCATACCGGCTTGCCGATAACCGTGTTTCGGAAGAAGCCACTTGGGATCGCGCGTTATTAGGAATTGAGCTACGAGAACTTGATGATTTGAACTTTGATCTCGATGTTACCGGTTTCACAAACGTCCAACTATCTAATCTGTTACTTGATCCGGATTTAATGCCTGATGACGAATGGGAAGGAATGCCTGCGTTTAACCAAGAAAACAAAGAGGCTTTTCGCACCATTATTGTTCATTTCAAAAACGAAGAAGATGTGAATGAGTTTCGTAAATTGATGTCGGCAAATATCACGGAAAAAACCAGAGCGTTTTGGTTTCCTTTCACTGAAATCGAATCCGTTAAAGATCGTTCATGGGGCTAATATGGATATTTTCCACGAAATCAAAAATCGGAACTTAATGGAAGTATGTCCAGATGGTATTGATTTTGAGCAGTGGACGAACTTTCGCAATAAATATTTCTCGGCAAATAACCTCGAAGAGCACGATTTCCCCCCGCAGATTGATATCGAATTAAACAGTTCTTGCAACATGACTTGCCCTTTTTGTATTCACGGATATGGGGAACGCCCAAAGAGCGAGTTAACACTTGAGCAATTCAAAACCGTTGTAAATGAAGCTGTCAAAGAAGGTGCACGCGGATTAAAACTTAATTACATAAACGAGCCGATGCTTCGCAAAGATTTTGAAGCGTGTATTAGTTACGCAAAGCAAGCCGGGATGTTGAATGTTTACTTCGTTACAAACGGCACATTACTAACAAAGACACGTCGAGATCGCTTACTGAATTCCGGCGTAACTAAGGTGTTTATCTCGGTCGATGCGACTACTGAAGAAATCTATAACAAGCAAAGACTATCGGGGAAATTCAAAAAGGTAGTTTCTAACGTAAACGCACTAATTGATGAACGAAACGCTCTAGACAAGAGATATCCCTTGATTCGGGTAAGTTTCTTGATTAATCAAATAAACCAACATCAGGAAAATGAATTTCGTAACGCATGGTCAGGGCGCGCGGATCTTATAGCGTTTCAAAAAATGAATGAGCTCCCTAGTGAGGATACCGGACTCACAATCAAGTTATCCGATGAGGAACTTGAAAAGCAAAGAAAAGAATATCGGTGTTCGTTTCCGTTTAAACAGTTGGTTATAGACAGTGACGGCGATATTTTGCCGTGTTGCAAACTGGGCGGAAAAAACCTGGCGATTGGAAACATCAAAGAGATGACTTTGAAAGAGGCGTGGGACTGCGATCAATCAAAAGAGTTTAGAACAATGCACCGAGAGGGCCGGTGGCACGAAAACGAAATCTGTAAGCGTTGTATTGAAGAATGAAATATCCGATTTATATCGTCTCAAAAAAGCGGGCCGATACCCGCTTGACTGTTAAAACATTGGAGGCGATGAATACGCCGTATCGTATTGTTATTGAGGAATCGGACTTTAAAGACTACGCAAGGGTGATAGATGAGAAAAAGATATTGATTCTGGATCCACAATATCAAAAGGATTACGACACTTGCGATGATTACGGCGATTCAAAACCTAAAGGATCGGGCGCGGCAAGAAACTTTGCGTGGGATCACTCAATAAGCGAGGGCCACAGTAGCCACTGGTGCCTTGATGACAATATTCAATATTTTTACCGACTACACAATAACCTAAAAATTCGCGTTGCCAATGAGGTGTGTTTTACCGTAATGGAGGACTTTATCGACCGTTACGTTAACGTGGGAATGGCCGGCCCGAATTATCACTATTTTGCGGCAAGGAAAAAAAAGGGCATCCCTCCGTATGTTTTGAATACAAAGGTGTATTCATGCAACTTAATACGCAATCACCTGCCAATCAGATGGCGCGGTAGATACAACGAGGATGTTGATCTCTCTTTGCGTATTCTAAAAATGGGATATGCGACAGTGCAGTTTAATGCGTTCTTGCAGGGGAAAATCCCAACAGGAAATAAGATGAAAGGCGGGAATACGGATACCGTTTACAAAGAAAATCCTCTGCGCATCGAACAAACCAAGATGCTAACGGAGTTACACCCTGACGTGGTTCGAATGACTTGGAAATTCAATCGTGTACACCATGAGGTTGATTACAAGCCGTTTAAAGATACGCGTTTAATTCGTGACCCGAATATCGTTATTCCGAAAGGAATTAACAACTATGGAATGGAGTTGAGGGAAAAACCTGTATCAATTTTGCGCCATGAATGAACCAAAAAACAAAGTTGGTCGCCCGAGAGCTCAAATCAATTTAGAGCAAGTGAAGACTCTGGCAGGGCTAAGTTGCACTGAACCGGAAATCGCATCGGTTATCGGAATCAACTATGCGACTTGGAAAAGACATAAAAAACAAAATCCAGAATTAGAGGAAATGGTCGAGCAGGGTAAATTGACCGGTAATGCCTCACTGCGGAGAAAGCAATGGGAAACCGCAATGGAGGGAAATGTAACCATGCAGATTTGGTTAGGGAAGAACCGACTTGGCCAGAGCGATAAACAACAAATCGAACAGCATCAAATAGAACGGTTAGTGATCACCCGCGATGAAGGAACGGAAACACATACTACACACGAACCAGTGGGAAGTGCATCGGAATCAGGCGAGGTTTCGGGTTCTGGTAGCGGGTCGGAGATTCGGAAAAACGTATCTCGCCCTCACTGAACTACTGAATGCTTGCGCTAATGATGATCACACTGCTTGGTATGTCGCGCCGACTTATAGGCAAGCAAAACAGATTGCGTGGAAGGAGCTAAAACGGATGACACCGGCAAGCGTGATCTCGCATACCAACGAAACCGACCTGAGTCTGGAGTTGATCAATGGGGCCACAGCATCCCTTCGGGGCGCGGATAACTATGACAGTCTTCGCGGTGTTGGTCTTGATTTCTTGGTTATGGACGAATTTGCTGATATGCACCCCGACGCATGGCATGAAGTCCTTCGGCCAATGTTGGCAGATCGAAAAGGGCGTGCTTTATGGATCGGCACCCCGAAAGGATACAACCATTTCTACGACCTATTCCGATACGCGCAAGATACAGAAGGATGGGCCGCTTACCAGTTCACCACCGCAGACGGAGCGCGGGTGTCGGCTGACGAGATCGAAGTCGCCATGCGGGATATGGGGGAGAGGGAATTTCGACAGGAATTTCTCGCGACCTTCGAGGCACTTTCCGGACGGGTTTATTCCAACTTCGACCACGTAGAAAACGTGTCAGACGTAACCGATAACGGTGGCACCTTGCTAATCGGCATGGATTTCAACGTGGATCCGATGAGTGCTGTTATCTCGGTCAAAGCGGCAGACCAGTTACACCTGATCGACGAGATCATGTTGAAAGACAGCAACACGGAACTAATGGCCGAAGAAATTAAACAGCGATACCCGAAACGACCTATCGTTGTATACCCCGATCCGTCTGGACGCGCTCGTAAGACTTCGGCGCCAGTAGGTCGTACCGACTTCGCTATTTTGTCGAACGCCGGATTTGAAGTGCGTGCGCCTCGTAATGCACCACCGGTGATTGATAGAATTAACACTGTGCAAGCGGCATTAAAAACCGCTGACGATAAGCGCAGATTATTTGTTAACCCTCGCTGTACAAACCTTATCCGATCTTTAGATGGACTGACCTACATAGACGGATCGCATCAGCCCGATAAATCAAGCGGGTTAGATCACATCGCAGACGCAATCGGCTACCTCGTGATGGGCGAGTTACCGTTGCGCCGTCATATTGAACCTCGCAAACCTCAACGGTGGAGTTGAAATGGCAAACGAGCATATCACTCAAACCGGTGCTTATTACGATGCCCACGCTACGCGATGGGAATTCCTTCTGCGCTCATATCTCGGTGGAGATGACTACCGAAATGGTAAGTATCTGACCAAGTACAAACTGGAATCCGAGCAGGATTATTCGGAGCGATTAGCTCAAACCCCGCTTGATAACCAGTGCAAGAATGTGGTGCATATCTACTCGTCGTTTATCTGGCGCGATAACCCGACCCGGGAGTTCGGCGGGATAGAAAACGACCCGGCCCTTGAACCGTTCCTGTTGGATGCCGATCACGACGGGCGATCCTTTAACACCATAATGCGCGAAGCAACAGTATGGTCGAGTGTCTACGGACACTGTTGGTTGCTTCTGGACAAGCCGAGCATTGAGGCCGCTACCCGAGCCGAAGAACTAGCGGCAGATATCCGGCCCTATCTCACGCTGATCACCCCTGAGAACGTATTTGATTGGCGTTACGAGCGCATGCCTTCGGGTGCGTATCGGTTAATACATTTCAAAGTAAGGGAAATGTCCGATAAGAGACGATTCCGTATCTGGACGCCCGAGAGCATTGAGTTATGGGAAGCAGAGAGCGAGAAGGACCCTGTCTTACTTGAGCGTATGGATAACCCCCTCGGCGCAATCCCGGCTATTTGCGTATATGCGCAACGATCCTCTGTGCGCGGTGTCGGAGTCTCGGATGTAGCCGATGTCGCGGATATTCAACGCGCTGTA